GCTCTGTTTTCTAAAGGGTTAAGTCTTGGAAAAGCGGGCACGGAAGCAGCTGAGCTGGGAACTCAGGTAGCTGAGACTGCTGGAAAAACTGGACTACTTAAGATAGCTTTGGCTGGATTAACGAGTCCTATTGGGCTTTTAGTCGGAGGTACGGTTCTGCTGGCTGGTGGTCTAGCCTATTTAGCGAACGAGAAAGACAAGGCTCGTATCAAAGCGGAGGAATTTGGCTCTACCTTAGATGATGTTCAGCGTGGAGAATTGAGAAGTTTTCAAAAGACAGTTGACGAAACCAGTACAGCCGTCGCAAACTTCGGAAGTACAGCAGGAAGCGTTGAGAAAGTCTCAGGAGCTTTTAAAAAGCTTTATGAAGATATTCAAGCAGCAGCAGACCAAAGCAACCATAGAATGGAAGAATTGGGCGCTAAATGGGGTTTGAGTGATGAAGATATTGCTAGAGCAAAAGAAAAAAATGGTCAAATAGTATCAAACGCTGAAGCTATGATGAACCAGATCAACGAGATTTACCAACGACATAATGGTGACGCAAACAAATTCTCACAAGAAGAGAAAGAAATCATTTTAAATAACCAAAATGAAATGATTAAAGCTAAATTAAAGTTGATGAGTTTGTCTGAAGAACAACAAACAGCAGCGCTACAGGCTTTAAATGGGAAAATCAGTGCTCTTAATGAAACTCAATTAAAACATACTAAAGATGTTTTAAAACAAGCTTTAGATGAAGAAAAGCAACTCTATGAAACTTCTAGAAGTGAATTAAAAGAGTTATTAAATGGGAAGGCAATTGACCAAGAGACTTATAATAAGAGAATTCAAGAACTTGAATCGAAACACAACCAGACAATGGAAGCTCTGGGAAGTAAGTATTATCAGGTTATGCAAGAACTTGATGCTAAGGTAAAAGCTCGGACTGGTCAAAGCTGGAACTATTGGGAAGAAGCTAAAA